CCCCATCAGGCGGATACACGTTGTCGGGTCGGCCGAGCACGAACCCGATGACCGAGTCGCCGTACATCAGGTGCCGCTGTTCACCGTCGACGATCCACGGGTAGTGAATGTCGGTCGTGCCGGTGCGGAACTCGACACCGATCTCGCCTTGAGAGCCGATAGCCATCAGTACACGCCCTCACAGCAGGCGTCACGGCGTCCACACTCGACGCATCGGTAGTGGGCGTGTTCCTGTCGCATCCGTCCGCCGCAGTAGCCGCATTGGATTGAGCAGTCGGACGAGTTGGTCACACTTGAACTGTACTGGTCGGGTGTGTCGCCGCGTTGCGGGTTGGTCAGCCGTGGCGGCGGGTGGCCTCGGCGACGATCTCGTCGAACACGCGGCGCACATCGGCGACTGTCAAGTAGTCGTCGCTGACGAGTTGCGACAGTCCCTCCGGTGCCCAATGTTCTGCCTGTGTGCCGATACGAACGGTTATGCCGACGCCGCGTTTGACGCGACGTGGCCGCTCACCCAGCGCGTCCCATGTCCCGCTCGACACCTCGACCATGCCGAACGGATACACGAACACGTCCAGCACCTCCGGTGTCCACATGTTCAGGTCGATACCGGACAGTATCCGTTGCCGGGGCACCGTCTTGAGGACGTCTTGGAACTCTGCAAGATACTCAGTGAAGAACTCGCGCCAGTCGACCGGGATGCCGCTCATGTCAGCACCTCGTGCTCGCGTTGGGCGGGGACGGTGACGGTGAACGGTTCGGCGTCGTCAGCGTCGACGATCTCGATCTCCGCCCAGCCGTCGTAGCGGGTCGCGACCTCGTCGACGATTCCGGTGCGGGTCTCGCCGTCGCGGTCGTAACGGATGCGGTCACCCGCGAGGAGCGTGCCAGCGTCGCAGCGCATCGTCTCACACCACCTTCCGTGCGCCGTTGGTCGTCCACTCGTCGCGGAACATGCCTGCCCGGTAAGCGGTCTCGGCGACCTCGGTGTCGAAGATGTCGGTCATCTCGCCCTTGACCCAGTAGGACAGGCCTTTGCGGTAGCCGCGGGTGATGGTGTAGGTGTCGCGGATGTTGTACCGGACGCGCACCTCGTAGCCGTAGGCGCAAGGGAGGACAACCTCGACGCCGTCGTTGTCGTAGTAGTAGGACATCCGACCACCGGAGATCGACAGGATGTTGTCCCGGCCGATGTGATCGGTGATGGTGCGAGCGATGGCGGCGGCCTCGTCGGCGGTGTAGTAGGTGGTGGCGGTTGATGTCGTGTTCATGGGTGTAACCTTACTCTGTCCCGTTAGACATTGCAACTCCTAATGCGAGATATCTCGATTAGAGGCGCCACGGGGAGGTCTGTGTCAACGACGCCGGAGCCACCACCGGAGCGGCACGCGCACCGTCGATCATCAACTCAGTCAACGCCCACACCAACGCATCCAACCTGTCCGGCGAATCACCGACGTCCGGCACCCACGAACACAACTGATCTTCCAGCAACGTCAAGAACCCGACGTGATGCACCTTGCCCTGCTCATAGAGCGCGGCGACCGGTTCCGCTCGTGTGCGTTTCCCACGGGATGCGCGCACCATGCGGATCGGTACCCGGTCGTCGACCGTGCGTATCAACGTCGACACGAGATCGCCGCCCTGATTCGCCTCTGCGACGATGACGTCCGCCTTATGCGTGTGATAGGCGGCGACCGCCGCAGCCGCCCAGTCGCCCGGTGAGGCACGCAGACTGCGATCGTCGAGAACGTAGCCGCGACCCTGCGAGTCCACACCAGCGACGACAATGCCGGTCTCTGCCGAGTCCTCGCCTGATGTGACCGCCGGGTCAATCGCGACGACGATCCTGCGGAGCGGCGGCGTCTGATGTGCCCGGTGCTCGTCGATGTTGGCGCGCTCCCATAGGGCACCGTCGACGTCGTCGATGATTTGCGCCTCCAACTCCTGCCGTCCGAGCCGGGTGCCCTCGTAGCGGCGACGCATCTCGTCGATGAACTCTGGCGACAAGTTGCGTGCGTTCTCGTACGTCGACCCGGTCGTCAGATGCACCTTGCCGGTGTCATCTCCAGCGAGCCTGCGGACGATCGGGATCGGTCGCGGAGTGGTCGTGACGACGACACGCGGATGGTCGCCGAGACGCAGGCCGAGCATCAACTGATCCCACGCATCCATGTACCGCCACGCAGCCAACTCGTCCGCCCACGCAAGATCATGGTTCGGACCACGCAACCGGTCAGGTCGGTCAGCGGAATAGGCAACAGCCGTCGCGCCGTTCGCGAACGTGACACGACGCTTCGATGGCTCGTACACCGGTCGCCGATCCGGCGGGAACACCGACAGCAACCCTGACGCGCCCTCGATCATCGTGTCGCGCACATCTGCGGCGGTCGCACCGACCAGCGCGATACGGGACGCACGCCCGGACTCGACCTGTTCACGGATGAACTCGGCGCCCGTTCTCGTCTTACCGAACCCGCGACCCGCGAGGATCAGCCACACACGCCACCCGCCCGCCGGTGTCCGCTGTTTCGGCCTGCGCCATACCGACCAGTCGTACATGACCGCGCGACGTTCCGACGGCGACAGGGATTCGATCACCTCCTGCATCGTCGCGTCGTCGAGCGACGCCATCACCTCAGCGATCGAGTGCTGCACCGTTGGCCTCGTCGACGTCGATCGCATCGTCCAGACCGTCCACACCAGCGATTGACCGCAACCGCTCCACCAGTATCCGGCCGACGTCCGTCTCAATCGGTCCGCCATCCTGCCCGGTGACCGTCATCTGTTTCGGTGCCTCCAGCCCGTACAGCGACGCCCGTGAGTTAGAGATACGCACCGCCGAGTTCACCAACGCGACGAACTCCTGAGTGGACTCAGGTGACGACAAGATACGTCCGAACGTGTGCCGCCACAGTTGCTCCAACCGTTCGCCCTCTAACTCGCGCAGCGAATCAACTGCCTCCCGGCCGTACAACTCCAACGCCCGGTCGTATGCCTCTTTTGCCCCTGACCGTGACTTGTAGCCGACCCGTTCCGCGATCTCGTCGAACGTCAACCCGGCAGCACGCAACCGCACGACCTCGCGGTAGCGGTCAGCCTGTTGCGGTGTGAGCGCGGGCGTTTGTCCTCGTGGCATGTGTTCAGACTCTAGCGTTCAGAGCGTTCAGAGCGTCAGACGTTGTGTGGTGGGTGCCAATGGTCGCGGTGTTCGTGGTACCAGTTGACGGTGCGGGTGATGCCGTCCTCGACGGTGGTGGCGGGTTCGGGTATGCCTGCGCGTGTCAGTGTGTCTGGGTTGGCGGTGACGGTGTCTCCGGGTATTTCGCCGGGTCGCATTGGTAGGTGGGTGATGGGGACGGTGTGTCCGGTGATGTGGGCGGCGGTGTCGCGTACGAGTTCGGCGATTTGGAGGACTGTGTGGTGTTGGCGGGGTCCACATTCGAGGACGTGTTCGTGGGTGTTTCCGTTGGCGGCGTGTTCGAGTGCGTCGCTGAGTGTGTTGGCGAGGTCGGCGATGTAGACCATGTCGCTGATTTGTTGGCCGTCTCCGTACACTTCGATGGGGTCGCCGTTGAGTGCTCGGCAGATGAACGCGGGTGTGATTTTGCGGACTTTGCCTGCGCCGTAGGGTGGTGCGGCTTGTTGTCGGGGTCCGTAGGCGTTGACGGCGCGGACTTGGTTGACGGCTGTGTGATGTTCGGTGCGGTACATGTGGACGAATCGTTCGACGGTTGTCTTGGTGATGCTGTACGGGTTATTCATCCAATGGTTGCCGACGCAGATGTAGACGCCGGGTAGGTCGTACCGGTGGAGTGCGTGAAGGAAGTTGAGTCCGCCGGTGATGTTGGTGATGGCGGCGGGTCGTGGGTCTCCGATTGTTTCTTGTGTTCCGAGTACGGCGGCGAGGTGGATGATGCCGTCGACGTGTGCGGCGAGTTCGAGCATGATGACGTCGTCGCGTACGTCTCCCCACAGGTAGTCGACTCGTGGGTCGTCACGGTACGGGTTGCGTTGCTTGTGGTCGAGGATGATGACTTCGTGGCCGCGGTTGAGTAGTTCGTCGATTGTCCATTGGCCGATGAAACCTTGTCCGCCGGTGATGCCGATCTTCATGGTTGTGCCTTTCTGTATCGTTCTGGGATGATCTCTGGCGCTACATGCTTGTAGTTGACTTTGTGGTGTATGCGTGGGTTCACTCCGCGGTCGTCGAGCATTGACACTTTGACGGCGCTGGGGCATCGGATGACCGAGTACATGGACTTGGTGTAGGTGCCTTGGTCGAGGTAGTCGTCGGTGAGTCCACCGTCGTTGCGTTGTGTCGGTGTCGGCCACAGGGCGACGTTGTTGATTGTCATCATCGGGTAGCCGCGTCGCTGTATCTCTGTGTAGGCGTTCACGTCCTCGTT